CCCGCCGTCGAGCCCGATGTCGTCCTGCCAGGCGTTCACCCACTTTATCCCTTCGGCGTCGGGGATGGCGACGTTCTGGCCGACGAGCGGCGCGGCAGCCGCGAGGATTTCCGAGACGGTCACACCCGATCACCTCCGTTGTTCAACTAACGCCTCCCCGTTAACTCAGGATGCCGTCGGCCTTGGACTGATCGAAGAAAGCCTTGTAGCCCATCCGACCAGCATCGTGTACCACGAGGGACGCATACGACAGTTCGCAGGCCCCGAAAAGCTCCACGAACTTCGCAATCGGCACATACTGGTTGTGATAAATCTTGATTGCATCGGGAACACCATCCGCTTCGGCGTCAGCGATTTGCTGCCTGAACGTAGCACGCACCTCGGCCTCTGTCACACCACGCACCTCCTTACGGTAGCAGTAGGAACGCAACGGTGTAACTGTGCGCCACAGTATCGCTGTTCGTGATTCTTACCCGGCCGTGTAGCTTCTTCACATCGAACACGCCATGCTTGGCTTGGTTTGCAACGGTAGCGTCGGGAATCGTTTCGGCTGCAAAATAGAGGGGACCTGTTCCAGAATCCACCCAGTAGAGTTTTGCCGTGAACGTGTGGGCCACCGAGCAGAAGACAGATACCGCAACCCGGCTGGACCCGAACGTGGGAACTCCAGTCAGGTCCAGCGATGCTCCAGCAGCCGCTTCTGGTGTCGTCCAGCTAACAAACCAGGGCTGCCTCAGTAGCTGTGGAGAACCGACAGCACGGACGCGTGCCCTAAGGGTGGTCGGGTTCCCTGCTGACTCAGAGGCTGCGCTGATCACAACCTTGCGAAACATCGCCAGCGGTAACAGTATACTACCCCCGGCAGGCACAAGAGCATTTTGCCATGGGAAGTAATTAATGGTGAGATCGGCACCATCGAGGTACAGCTTGGAACTCACTTTTGCATTGTTTGTCCCTGTGTTCCTTACGCTAAGCAGCGCACACTCCGGGAGGTTATCGAACGTAAAGGCGTCAACCATGCTATCTGTGGTGGTGTAGTCTGCGGGCTGTACGATACTGCCCGTTAGTTGAGTAGCCCACGACCAGGTGCCATCGCCGTTGTCCTTCAGCCGTATCAGCTTGCCGTTGATGTTCAGGATATCGTCAGCCACCTAGATCACCCCTTCCGCTTCGCCGCACGCCTGCGGCCAGCAGCAGCCCATTTCGCCATCTTCTCCTTGCCGTGAGCCTTCCGGCCCGCAGCCGCTGCGACCGCAGCGGGATTTTCCGCACCGCTCAGCCGCGCCGCTTCCTCTATCGCGGCGAACCGCTTGCCTTCGCCCAGACGCGAGGTCTTCCGCGCCCTCTCGTACTCCTGCCGGGCCTTACGCCGTGCAACAATACCCTTCTTCGCCATAGGGCATCACTCCACAGCCGTGGTCTTCAGCGTGACGGCAGCGGTGGACACCGCGTTGGTCGTGTCGGCGGCAGTATGCGCCGCCGTGCTCTGCCTGTGGGCCTCGTAGTCCGTCCTGATCTCGTTCACGAGCGTCTTGAGGGCGTTGAGATCGTCGTACAGGTCGCTCATGAACTGCCGCCACTCCCTGCCGTCAGCGAACCCCGTCATCATGCGCTTTTTGAACTGCGCCATCTATCGCACCTCCCTAGATGTAGCCAGCCTCCGCGAGCAGGTCAGCGACCGCCTGCGGCACCTCCACGGGGACACCGCGCTTTATCAGCCAGTGGTAGCCGTTGATGTGGACGTCCACGGTATCCGCCTTCTTCGCCCCAGGCACCTCAGGGAAGGGATCAACCGGAACCTTGACGCGCACCTTCTTCTGCCGCGACAGGGCCTCTCCGAAACTGCGCGCCTGTTCCGCCATCACAGACTCAGGCAGGCGGCGCATCTCCTCCTCTTCCAGCGCCTTGCGCTCCTCTTCGGTCGGGACCGGACGGTCCTCTTCGTCCAGAACCTTGGTTCTCGCCACGTTATCCCTCCTTGAAATGGTGAGGGGGAGGACTCCTCACCCTCCCCCTCCTGGATCACTCACCGTTACGCGCTAACGGCGTGCTCGATCCTGACGCAGCAGGACTCATTGAGCCGCTTGGTGGCGAACATGCACTTCCAACCCACCGTAGCCCTCTGAGACAACGGGTCGGCGGTACCGGCAGAACCCAACTGCTTGATCAGCACCTCGGGCTTCCGCGAACCGCGGATGTCCACCGCGCCGAAGTAGCCCTGGCCGTAGATCAGCGTGGCGTACACGTCAATGCCGCCCGCGCCGGCACCCGCAAACACCTTCGCGTTGGACGTCTGGAAGAACCGCACGCCCCACAACCGCCCGAGTTCGCCAGCCTCGATGTCCTCAGGACGCCCGTAGAGCTTCACGTTGACGAACAGCGTGTCGCCCTGGATGTCGAAAGCGGTGTTCGGGTGGACAATCCCGTAGTAGTCGCCGCCAGCGAACGGCTTCACGTTCGCCGCCCGCAGCGTGCGCACGGCCTTGCGGATCTCCGTGGCGGTCATGATGTCGGTGGACGCGATGGTCGCCCGGGACGTGCGGCCAGCCGCATATTGCACACCGGTGCCAGCCGCTACGACGTCGCGGATCACCGTGTCAATTGTCAACCCAGCCTGCTCGCCCAGGAGTTCCACCAGTTCGGTGGCAACGGGGTCGATGCCAGCCAGGTCCAGAACGTCGGAGTATTCTACGAAGTCCCCGTACTGGCTGAGACTGGCAGTGCTGGCAGTGATCGACAGAGCCGAACCCGCCGGGGTAACACCTTCGGTGAGCGGCGTGGTCGCAGCCGCAAGCGGCGCGATGTAACGCCAGTTCACCGTCAGCCCGGAGTTCTTGTCGACCGAATCCTCCCTGGCACCCTTGTCGTGTGCCAGGTTGGGCGAAAGCCTCTCAAGCAAAGCGCGCACGTAGAAGGTGCGCTGCTCGGCGGTCAACGCAGCATAGGTTTGCGTAGCCATCTTGGTTCCTCCTTACAGTTCCTTCAACTCACCCCGCTTCGCCTTGGCAACAAGCTCGGCAAACTGCTGTTTGCTCATCTTCTCGACGTCCAGTTTGCCTTGCGGGGTCTGGGACGCAAGCGGCCCGGTCGTCTCCTTGGACCGGGCCTTCAGTTCCTCAGCCGCCCTCTTCGCCGCTTCCTGCTTCTGCCTGTCGTGCATGAAGTCCGCGTAGAGGTATCGGATGGGCACGGCGGGATTCTGCCGCTTGGCCTCCAGCACCTCGGGCGGTATCTGCTTCACGTCAGGGAAGCGCGCGGCGAAGTCCGCGACCTCCTCCTGCATGGCGGTCTGCTGCCGCAGCTTCTCGGCCAGGGCCTTCACCTCGCGCAAGGCGGGGTGCGCTCCCAGGAGCGCGGTGAGGATGGGGGGGTCGATCCCGGCTTCCTCCAGCCGCTGGTTGATCGCCGCTCGCTCCGCGGCCTCCCGCTGCTCGGCCTCCATCTGCTGCCGCAGTTCCACCTCCACCTCGCGGCGCAGCTTCTCACGCTCCTGCGCGAGTCTGGCCGCAAACGCCTTCGGGTCAACCTGTTCCCCGGCGGCGGGAACAGAATCGGCGGGCCTTCCACCCGCCGCCTCAACGCCCGTACTCTCCTGACCCTGCGGCTTCTGCTCCCCGGCGACGGGAGCGGATTCAACGCCCGGCTCTCTTTGAACCTCTTCCACGGTTTCCCTCCTTTGCGCGGCGGCGACCCGCGCCGTTTGACGCCCGGTTGCGCGAAAGTCCCGCCTTCTCGTAAGCAATCGCGGCGGCTATCCGCTTCGCGTGCTCCTCGGAGCGGGGCTTCGTGTTGCCGATCATTCCAGTCTGATGGAACTCATGCAACAGGCGGCGGATATTCTCCGACGCCGCCCTGCGGGAGCGACCCTTGACCAGCGGCACCCGCACCACCTCCTTGCAGGAGAGCCTGGAGCGCCTGCATGATCTGCTCCTGCTGCCGCTGCCTGATCCGCTCAAGCAGCTTGTCCCGGTACGGGAACACAGACGGCGGCAGCACCTCCAGGTAGTCCTCGAACGATATGCGATCCTTCTCCAGCCACCTGTCAAGTTGCTGGATCATGGTGGCCTGGTTCATCGCGCTCGAAGGCGCAGCGACCACCTGCACGTCGAACTCCAGGTCCTGGTACTTCGTGGCGTCGAACCACTGCGTGCCTACCTCGTAGCCCGGCCCCACGATCCGGTACTGCCTGGGCTCCTTGTAGTGGTGCTTCCAGAACGCAAGCCAGATCATGGCGCAGTCGCGCACAGTCCTGCGCCACCGCTGGGCCAGCAGTTCGGTCGGCACCCCCGCCGCCCTCTGGAGCAGCGCGATGGCAGCGGCGTTGAGTTCCGCGCCGGGGGACTTGCCCATCGCGACCTCGTGCGCGGCGGCGAGTTCCTGCGACCACTTCATCAAAAACTCAACGGTCTGCACCACGTTGGTCGGCGTGACGCCCGGCTGCAGGTACTGCACGCCCCAGCCGGGGCCTGCGCTGTGGTCCACAACGTCCTCGCCCGGCGTGTTCGTCAGCTTCTGCTTGATCGCCCCCACCTTGCGAACGAGTTTCGGCCAGGACACCAGCATCTTGGAGAGCAGGTCCATCGCCAGAAGCTCGTTCAGTGCCTTCTGGTTCGGGATCAGGGCCTCCACCTCGCCCGTGGCCCAGAACCGCTTGCGCACCGGCTCCCAGTGGAATGCGGCGATGGGGTAAATGCGGAACGGGTAGACCCGCCCGTACTTCAGGACGCGGCCCTGGCAGACAATCCCGTGGTATATCCCGTCCTCTTCCGGCGTCCCGTTATTCTCGCGCCACACGCGGTGCGTCAGCGTCACCGAGTCCTCGGCAAGCTCGGGAAGCTCCGTGGCGTACCTCTCGGACTGTGCCGGCTCGGGCTGCAACTTCTCGACGTTCTCCAGGTCGGGGTAGAGGAGTGGCAGCACCTCCAGCGGCACGCGGGACTGTATGAGCACCCAGGGCTGCTTCTGGATGCTCCTCTCCTGCGGGTTACCGACGTGGAAGTGCTCGGGGTCTATCTCCTCTGCCGCTATGTCGCCCTTCCACCCCTCACCCTCCAGGGACTCGTCCCAGTAGAAGTGCATCAGCACCTGGCTCAGCTCG